AAATTACCTAGAGGCTCCCCACTTTTCGCGGACAAATTCCCCAAACTGTGCGCGCTATACGGACAAATTAACAGAAAATAAGGCAAGCTGTCTGTAAAGTGATAGACAACTCTGTTATAGTCTTATCCTATAACAACGCTCTCGCAATAGTAATGATGTATTATACAGATGCTTATAGGTATGATATGATATAGGCAGATCAAAGAGATAAACCGATAGGCAAGGAGGAAAGATATGACACTTAGATTTAAAGAGAAAATTGTTAGAAACTTAAGACACGGGTTACCGACAGACACACGGGCATACAGATATGTATCAGAAAAGTCCTTCACGAGCGTTGATGGGCAGTCGTTATATGTAGTGCAGGTCTATAAACAATACGATCGAGATGATATTATAGAATGCATGAAACATGAAAATGACGATCCGGTGTCTGTTTTAACATTCTGGTATTAAGGAGGTAACACATTATGAAGATCACACAGAGAATGAAAAATGAACTGAAAGCGGTTAGATACGTCGATACCAGAAATTACAGATATAATCTCGATTTTCATTATGACGGTTCCGCGTATCTGAGCAGGATCCCGATGGATGCAGTAAAGCGCCAGACGACAGATCTCATTGATGGCTGGGAGATCATCATGAATGTCGATTTAAACGAAGATAAATGGGAGGTACGATAAATATGACACGCGAAGAATTTGAAAAACAAGGCACTCGATGATGAAATGGAAGACTTTATGAATGGAGGTGAGATAAATGCGTGACACAATCCGCGGAATCGTAGGGAAACTAAGAAAAGGCATCAACGGTTACATATTAGTAACCGTTGATGCAGATTATACGATACAGTCGTATGACAGCATTTATTACGGCGAGATGACAAATAGATTATACGGTCGCGATAATGAAATCATCGTTGGATGGTATCACGATCCAATAAAAATGTCGGCGCTCAGAGATCAGATCGAACGTAGAATAGGAGGAATTGGCATATGAGTTATGTTGCAATCTATCGCAGAGGAAAGGAAAACATAGGTCCATTAACTATATTGAAAGATGCCAGCATCCGCCAAATAGGGACAGTGACGGAATTAGGGTTGGGTCATGGTAACACGGTTTTTATCCAGATTGAACGATTCGGATTCGGATACGACTATTATACGGCGTCAGCATATCGTGTACTGGAGGTGGAAAAGAAATGTCAAGACGAAAATTAGCAACAAAGACATGGGCTGATTATGACATTGGTGATCCATCTCAGGCAGACCAGCAGGAACTTTCAATCGCGGTTCGCCGCGCCGCCAAAGCGGCTAATCAACGCCTTTTAAGATTGGAGAGATCGGGGCATACAAAAGGGATCTATAAAAATGCAATGTATGACCTTGTCAATCGGCGGCGTTTTAAAGAGCGCACGGAAAAGTTATCATTAAACGCTTTGCGTCATGAATACAAAATTCTGCGATCCTTTTTGTCTGCGAAGACATCAACCGTTCAAGGCAGGCAGGATACCGTTGATAAGCGGTACAAAACCGCGCAAGATCATGGTTTTTCCGGGTCATTAGAAGATTTCGAGTTTGCCGTTACAAAATATTTTGCTGGCAACGTGGAAAGCTTATTCTCGTCCGATATCATCTATCAGGCAATTACTAGCGGTTTGACCCCTATCTTAGATGCCGCCGTGGAGCAGTTCGGAGCGGATGAAAATAAACGCGGATCCGCGCTATTATACTATCTCAAGCGTAAAGAGTCTCGAAAACGCGAATAAGAGAGAGAGAGAGAGAGAGAGAGAGAGAGAGAGAGAGAGAGAGAGAGAGAGATATGCGGAAGAGTCAAGATCTATGGGTATGCACGGACGTGACGGAATTTATAGAAAACTTACGCACTCACGTCTTCCGGATCGCTGAAAAGAGAATAAAGAAGCATATTACGGAATATATTGATGTCACCGCAACACTGGATATTGAGGATTACGCTACGGCGGAAGACGGATATATCTATTCTATCGCCGTGTGTCTTGACAATGAGCGGTTAGTGCTCCGATACATGGAAGATGTCATTGATCTTTTCGACCGTCTGGAAGAAGAATTTGAACTGTCTGAAAACCGCCGCCTTGTTGTGTATGTGCATAACTTAGGACATGAACATTTTCACATGACGCAGATCCTCGCGGAAAGCTGGGGGAGACCAACAAGTCTTTTCACAAAACCGCGCAAGCCTCTTACAATCCGGTATGATAATGGAGTCGAGTATCGGGATAGTCTAAAACTTTTTCAAAAGTCCCTCGCTGGCGCTACAAAAGGATGCAAACACGCAAAAATGGTAGGGGATCTTAACTACTCAAAACATTTTACGCCGGACACGCCGCTGTCACCGGACGAATGGAATTATACTGTAAATGACGTACAGGGCTTATACGAAGCTATTGAACGCTTAAAGAAAGAGCACGGCTACACGCAGGCAAATATCCCTCTCACCAATACTGGAATGGTTATAGAAGCAGTGAATGCCAGAATCCGGCAGGACGGAAAGACACTGCGAGCCATGAACGCATTGATTCTTAGCAAAGATCAGCTTGCACTGGCTTTTAAGTGTATGGCGGGCGGCGATACGCATGGATGCAGATGGCGCGCCGGGAGAGTCTATAATAATTGTAATTCCTACGATCTTAAAAGCGCACACCCATCACAGCAGATCTTAAGAAAATTTCCGTCCGGTAAACCTTTTTCTCTTCCGGCAGATACGTCTCTGGAAGATTTGGAAATGCTTATCAACAACGGTTACGGGTGGTTGGGTCGTGTCTATGTATCTGGCGTACATATTAAAGCAGAATGTCCTGATCCGACTGTATCAATCAGTAAATGCGAGGACGTAGATGGCTTACAAGGCGTTGATAATGGCAGAATGCTTGGTTGCACTGCCGCAATCATCTATATGGACTCCAATGACTGGCAAAGATTCCGGCAGGCATATGATTATGATGATATGGTAGGGATCGAGATCCTTGCCTTTGAGCTTAAATATTTACCGGAAGCCTTTCGCGGCGCAATCCTTGAGTTTTTCAAGATCAAGGAGGGTGCCGAAGATGGTCCAGAACGTGTGTTTGCAAAAATTTGTGTTAACACGATTTTCGGCGCGTGTGCGCAAAAGGTGATCCGCGACGAGTACGCCGTGGATATCGGGGAGATTATGACGTGCGAGAAAACCTCATGGGAAGACAACCTCGCGTCAAAATCTGACGAAAAAGTAGCAAAAGCGCAACAGAAAAAATTTCCATTTTTGTGGGGCTTATGGACTGCATCCCTCACGCGTCTATATCTTTTTCGGCTACAGCAGGCGGTTGGCTGGGAGAAAGTGATCTATTGGGATACCGACAGCGTAAAATATGAGGGGGAGAAGATCCCTGCCGTGGATCTTTACAATGCAGGAGTCCGCGAGGAGTGCGAAAACCGAAACGCTGTAGTGCAGAATCGTAAGGGCAAAAATGTGTATATCGGTACTGCGGAGGATGAGCACCCAATGGTTGCGTATGGATATAATCGCTTTACTTTTCTCCATGCGAAGTGCTATGCCGCAGAATCATGGGATCCGAAAAATGATTGCTATGAGATCGAGACAACAATTGCGGGAGTGCGAAAAGAAAACGGAAAGAATGCCATGCAAGGAAACATTGCGAATCTTACAGACGGGCTTTTTATCGCAGATGCAGGAGGGCTTGCATTAACTTATCATGACTCTCCAGTACGCGAGCGTACCGAGTGGAAGCGGAAAACCCGTACGGCGTCATGGGTGGAGATGAATCCGCGTCAGTATCTCGTGCAATCTGGCATACCGGATCAGATCACGGAAGAAATCGGCGAAATAATTGCGGAATAATATTGACATATCGAATAGGGGATGATATAATAGATGATATAATAATAGTGGAGGTGATAAAATGAGATACAAAATCGGATATAAGCAGAGAGGACAGTGGCGGTATTTTATAATCGAGAATAATTTACAGGCTCTATTATACACAGTGGAAAAGCTCTTTTCGATGGGTTACACGCAGGTATCAATCAAATTATTTAAATCGGAGGTATAAGATTATGGCATTCAAGACAACGAAAAATTCAGGTAAAACTGGTAACTTTTCTGAAGCGCGCGCGGTGATCGATCTCGCAGGCGTAAACGCCGAGGTAACAAATGTACGGCAGATCTCAGATTCCTGCATCGTATTTACACTCCGGTGCAAGGGGTTTGCTTTCTACTCCATGCGAGTCGTTGAGCGGAAGTCCGATGGCGAACCTTTTATCGCGGTTCCGCAGGACAAAGGAACGGACGGCAAATATTATAATCGGTATGCGGTCTATCTTTCTGAAGCCGACCAGAAAGCGCTGATTGATAAGGTTTTTGCGATCGTAAATGGTACGGATGAGACAGCAAACTAATTTAGAGCTTTACACGCCGGAGGGGTGGCTTAATATCGAAGCAATAGCCGCTCTTCCGGCGTGGCTTTTTGTGATCGTGGGTAGTAGGCAGGTCGGCAAAACCTACGGATCACTTAAATATCTGCTGGATCATGATCGGTATACCTTATATCTTAGGCGGACGCGGGAGGAGCTGGAAGCAATCGAACGGACCGATGATCTTAACCCCTTCCTACCACTTAAGAAAGAAGGATATGATATATCCATACAGTCGATGTCGCAGAACACTTGGGTGTGGGGCGATCTCGATCCGGAATCCGAGACAAAGAAAATCAAAAGTGCAAGAGGACTTGCCCTGCCGCTTAATTATATCGCAAAGATGCGAGGATTCAATGGGTCAAAATTTACAGACATGATTCTTGACGAATTTATCCCGGAGCGCTGCGTTCGCCGCCTTAAGGGCGAGGATGACACAATCCTGAATCTCTACACAACGGTCAACGGAAACCGCGAATTGGAAGGACAGCCGCCGCTTCGGTTCTGGTTGCTGGCTAACGCTTTTAATATTGAAGATCCGATACTCTCCGCGTATGGACTCACCGAAGAATTTGAAAAGATGGAGCGATCTGGGAGGGAATGGAAGTTGCTTCCGGGTGGCGTTTTTATTGCACTTCCGCACTCTGAGAAGATCGTGGGGAGGCGCGCCGAGACCGCGCAAAACGCGTATCTCAGGAAACGCAGCGCAGGCTCCAACTTTTTAAAAATGTCGTTAGGCAATAATTTTGTGTACAATAAGAGTGACCTGATCCGCCCCAAATCTATCGCAGGATACCGTCCATTATGCCGCTTAGGTGACGTCTTTATTTACGAAAACGGATCATCTGCCTACGGGTGTAAATCCCCACACCGGGCAAGGATCAGCTTTCCAGACACGCCGGAGGGCAGGATTCAAGCCGGACTTAACTATCCGGAACTCAGAATGATGTATAACGGGGGGTATATGACGTTTGATTCCGTGGGATCCTTATCCGATTTTAAGAGGTTTTTAAAAATTAAAGATTGACTTTTTTTGGGGGTATAGTTTATAATTAAGGCAGGAGGAGCGCCGCACAAAGCAAGCCGGACGGAATCCGGAGCGGTGGGATTCTTGCTTTCCATACTCCTCCTTTTTAAAAAGCAAGATTTCGCTATGAGTTTTTTGAAGGAGGTGCAGTAATGTTAAAATTTACTGATTTTTTAAAATTATATGAAGCGTACACAAGTATTTACGGTGCGCAGACTCAGTCAGTCACTCAGCCAGTCACTCAGCCAGTCACTCAGCCAGTCACTCAGCCAGTCACTCAGTCAGTCACTCAGCCAGTCACTCAGCCAGTCACTCAGCCAGTCACTCAGCCAACGTCAGCAGATCTCTTAAGTGCGATCAATGCGCTGCGGGTTCCAAATGTGCAGGGGGAGGTACAGCCGACGGAGACCATTGACGACATTGTATGCAGACTCGGCGGAATTAAGGTTCCGCAGAAGGGAGAAAGAAAATAATGGCAAACACAACTTTACCTGTTGATATTCATGCCGTTGTAAATTCCCTGATCGCGCAGGCAGGCGGCGGAGCACTGGCGGCAACGGACACAAGCTCCATGATTACAGTCGCGCAGGCGGCGCAGATCTATGGGCAGGAAACCTTATTAAATGCTCTATCTTTGCAGGTCGGACGTACCTTAATCGCGATTCGCCCGTATGAAGCGGATGATCTAGGCGTCGAGGTCGATAACATGGCATATGGACAGATTTCGAGAAAGATTAGCTACTATGCTAATGACTTCGAGGCGGAGCAGTCTTGGAACACCACCGCAAGCGGTGCAGGATACACACTGAAAGACGGCGAGAGTGTCGACCACTATAAGATCAAAAAACAGTATCCGCTTGAGATGCAGTTTGGAGGAAATAAGGTTCTCCAGAAACACATTACAAGATGGTTATATCAGCTTGACGTGGCATTTCGTAGTAATGAGGATCTCGCGCGATTTATCGCAGGGCTGTCGATCGAGAACCAGAACGAGATCGCGAAGATGAAGGAAGCAAGGAACAGGGCGATCCTCTTAAACTTTATTGGAGGGCTTTACAATATCGGAACGGCGAGATCTAAAGTAAACCTCACCAAAGAGTACAACACCAAGCATGGCACCAACTACACAAGCGAGCAGTTACGCACGACGTACCTCAAAGAGTTCCTTGCGTTTCTGGTGTCTCATATCCAGTATGACTCCGACTTGATGGCAAAAGATACGGAACTTTTCCACTTGACTCCGGCAAAGACCGATGATCTTGGCAATACTCTACATTTATATCGTCATACTCCGAAGGACGAGCAGAGGCTTTGTTTGCTTGCGCCGCTCCTTTACGATGCGGAAGCAAACGTACTTTCTCAGGTCTTCCACGACGGCTATTTAAAGCTTGACAACTACCGCCGCATTGTCTACTGGCAGAGCGCGGAGAGCGGAAAAGAAGGCAACATAAATGTGACGCCAAACCAGCTTAATGTGGCGGATGGCACGACCATTACAGGCGCCGCAGTAACCACCCCCTATATTGTGGGTATCATGTATGACCGGGCGGCGCTAATGTCTACATATCATCTCGATCGTACCATCACAACTCCGGATAATGCGGGCGGTGCTTACGTCAATACATATTATCACTGGGCTAACGACTATACGAACGATTTCACGGAAAATGCGATTCTCTATTATATGGAGGATGAAGCAGCATAGTAGGAGGTTTTTCATGGCTTTTGATGTCTATCTTGGTAATACTGATAAGCGGTACAACTCCACTTTTCAGAGCGATTACAGCAAATGGGCAAAGACAAGCGCCGTCTGGAAAAACGCCAAAGATATCGACAGTCCCGTCTTGGAGCTTTCCATGACGGGACTTACTGAATATCCACAATGGAATGCAATGTATATCACGGCGGTATCCTCTTATTATTGGATCACGTCCATTGTATCGGTTCGGGCAGGTGCTTGGCAGGTTTCCGGCGTCATGGATCCGCTGGCAACGTATCGTCCGGAGATCCTGAACACCGATTGCTATATCGAGTATGGATATAATACCGATACGACCTCAACAGATAAACGATTAAGAGATGCAAGACAGAATATTTCGCAGGTGCCGCAGATTTCCACTGCGGAGGTTGACTTGACAGGCGGGGCGCTATCCTTGGACGTAGGATGTTATATTCTTTCGGCAGTCGGAGCAAATGGCGGCGTGACAGTCTGGCGGATCAGTAAAAACAACATGAAAGCAATGATAAATACTATATCATCAGATATTACAGATGCAATCACGGATTTAGATGAGATGGCGATCCTCAAGTATTTTACCGCGAACGCCTTAACTCAGGGGTCCGCGATCAGTGCAATTCGGTCTTGTATCTGGCTACCGATCGCGTCCGTCAATATTCCCGTCACCGATTATGGAGACGTCTATTTAGGAGATTTTAACACGGGTGTCAAGGCGTACCAGATTGACGCAAATACCATTGTCAAAAAGGTTACGGAGGTTAAAATTCCTTGGGCGGTTAACGACTGGCGGAGGATGAATTGTCAGATCCTATGTTATGTGCCTTTTGTCGGTACAGTCGGCGTTCCGGTGGATCAGTGCAACAATGCGGAAAAACTCACCTTTACGTGGTGCGTTGAAGTTCTCTCCGGTTCGGTGTCACTCCGGGTTGATGCAGGAGACTATCCGGTATATGTTGGATCCGCTTCCATCGGATGTAATTATGCGATAGGATCTAGTAATGTCCCCGTGCAGAATTTTGTCTCCGGCGCGATTCAAGCGATCGGCGGAGCGATTCAAGCGGGAGGAGGAGTGCTTTCTTCCGCGCAGGGAGCAACACAAAGCTTATTAACACTCGGAGTTACCGGAGATGCCGGAGCGGGACTGTCTGACATCGGGCAGGGCCTTAGTAATGTAGGATCAGGAGTCGTGCAGGCATTGACACCAGTTATCCAGTGTGCCGGATCTCTTTCCAGCAACGCGGCAATGGGACAGTCAACGCTTGCAAAAGTCGTCGTCCTCTATTATCCGCCTATTAACGCGGGGACATTTTCTGCGGTGTATGGGTTACCCGTCATGCAGATGGGAAAACCGGTTCCGGGGTATTGTAAGACACGGGGGTTCTCCATCAAAGGGAATCAGAGAATGTCAGAAAAAAACGCGATCGCGGCGCTTATGGATAGCGGAGTATTTATCGAATAGGAGGTGATAATTTGTATAATTATAGCGGATATTATCCAGTAAATACCGGATTTATCCCGGATTTTTCCACGGGATCCTACAATTACTGGGAGAGGTCTTTTTTCCAGCGGGCGCGCGGAATCTGGAAGGTGGAAGGACTTCCGCAGGCGGCGCCGGGGCAGGTGCAAACGGACAAAGATGCATTTCTTTGGGGGCTTTTCCATCTTGGGTATCTTACGGTATTTGAGACAAAGCGGTACGGAATCACTTTCCAGCCTTCCGCGCCGCACGGAGTCGGACTACAGTTTGAACCATGGGGAATGACGGTCGCGACGCCGTATTTTAGTTTTTCCAGACCGCTTGTAATCGGGCAGGAATGCGAAAACATTAAGCTTACGCCAGACTACACAGGGATATGGGATATCATTGATAAGTATGCAGCGGAAATGCAGGCAATGGATATCGCGGTCCGCCAGCAGATGATTAACGCAAGGTTTGCATATATCGCCGCGGCGGATAACGATAAGGAAAAACGGTCCATGGAGAGCCTTTTTGAAAAGATCGAAAATGGAGATCCATATATTATCTACAATCGATCAATTAAAAAGGCAATGCCCGGAGAGACTCCGGAGCTTCCTTGGGTACAGTTTGATAGAGATCTTAGTAAAAACTTTATCCTTCCGGAGTTGCTGGATGCAAGACGGAATGTTATCACAGCATTTTACCGGGAGATGGGCGTTCCAGTGGCGAGCGATAAAAAAGAGCGCGAGAATCAAATTGAGTCCAGTGTAAATACTTCGGAATTTTTCAACCGGAGACAGGTTTGGCAGGATTGTCTCAATGAGTCGTGTGACCGCGTGAACCGGATGTTTGGCACGGAAATTAAGTTTACCTACAGCGGAGAGGAGATGGAAAAAGATGGCATTCTGGATACCAAGACAAAGCCTTTACAGTCACCAACTGCATCCGACGGGGTCAACGAATGACCTTTTGCTTTTTGATTCTGCTCTTTTTGATGGGTTACAGCTTCCGGAGGGGGTCGATAAAAAATTGGTCATTAACTGCATTTTAGAGAGACACGGAAATGCGGCACTCGCCCATCCGGATCCAGAATGGATGCGGCATTATATCGGTACGTGGAGCGCGAGGAGACTTCCGATCTGGACAAAGTTAGATGCAACATTGCATCTGGAATACAATCCAATCGAAAACTACGACCGCAAGGAAGATATTGAGGAGAAGAGGACGACGGACCGGACTACGTCAGTCACTGCATCCGGCACGAACGGAGAGACAAACGCCGAGGAGAGGACGGAAAATGAAACGTCCTTGCATGATGTATCCGCGGAGAATGCATCGGACTATCAGCCGGACAGCAAAGATACCGTGACGGGTGGCGGAACTTCCAGTTACCGAAGGGATATTGACACAAGCTCTGAGACTTCCGGCACGGAAAACATCACGGACACCTTTACTCACAGCAATCGGACGCATGGTAACATCGGTGTTACCACATCACAGCAGATGATCCAGTCAGAGCGTGATCTTGTAAGATATTCCCTGATTGAGGAGATCGCCGAGGATTATAGAGACGCCTTTTGTCTCGACGTATATTAAGGAGATATACTATGACAGCACAAGACATCATCACAGCAATCAGCACACTTGGTTTTCCGATCTGCATGTGTGCAGCACTTTTCTGGTATATGATCGACCAGAATAAGAAGCATAGCGAAGAGTCCCACTCTATGCGTGAAGCAATCACAGATCTTAAGATCGCAATTACGCAACTCACGGATAAGTTAGGAGGAGACAAGTAATGGCAAAATATATTATTGATACAGAAACTGGTATTTGTGAGCCATATCACGAGGAGATTCCCGAGACAAAAGGAGAAAAACTCTATAAGCTTTTTAAGCAGTTTGAGGGTACAAAAGAGTATGACGGGATTGTCGCACAGATCCAGAAATGGTATTATGGATCCTTGGTTAAGGCTTCTTGGTGTGCAACGGCGGTATCTTACTTTGCGGATCAGCTAGGGTTGCCTATTAAAGCGGAAAATGTTAATGCCATGCGGTGGAAATGTAAGATACTCGCATCTAAAGGATCCGGGATATACTACGAGCGCCGTACATCGGGACTACCAACCACTATACATCAGGGAGATATTCTTTTCTGGCTATGGTCTGGCGATGCGATGACCAATACATCCAGTAAGCACGTTGGAGTGTGTGCAGCGGAAAAAGTCGCGATTCAGTCCGCCGTGGTGCCTTGCATTGGTGGGAATCAAGATAATAGCATCTGCGTTAAAAACTACGACACGCGCAAGCTTTACGCGGTGTACCGCCCATGAGCTGGCATTGTAAGACGGTCGGAGCTTATCTCCGATCGTCGACCGAAGCGAAGGAAAACGCTCGTGCGATCTGGGGGATTCTGGGGAGCCGCGGCTGGTCTTTAAATGCCGTATGCGGCGTACTGGGAAATATCGGCGCGGAGTCCGGATATAATCCTTGGCGCTGGCAAAGTGACAACGTGGGAGCTTCCACAGGATCCCCATGGACAAATAAAGGCTATGGACTCACACAGTTTACACCTGCGAGCAAATACATTGATAGCGCAGATGCCAAAGCGATTCCGGGCTACGGTCCGTATTTTTCCGACAAGACGGGGTCGCAGGATGATGGATACGCGCAGATGATTTTTCTTGACGAACACGCGGACTATTATCCAACCGGATCTTATCCGATGTCATATGCGGAGTATAAGATTTCCGAAGAGGATCCGGGAGAGCTTGCGGTTACTTGGCTGTACAATTACGAGCGCCCCGCGGATCCGGGCGCGACAGAGGACGCGCGGCGCGAAAACGGAAACTATTGGTATGAGGTCTTGGCAGGCGAGCCGCCAGTTCCGCCAACTCCGGGCGGGGGATCCAAATACCTTAAATATCTACTCTTTTTATGGGAGGTAACGCATCATGTCAGATAAGGATTATTTAATTAAAGGTGAGATGTATCAGTACAATCTAGGTTGGTTAATTAAAGAGCTTATGAGCTTTAAGCAGGATCTTGCTACTGCGATCGATCTTAAGACAATCAAGTACGCGGACCCGATCCAATGGGATATCACGACACAGTATCCGGCAAATACAGTCGTTGTTGATCCTAAAAGCGGGACTGCATACATGAGTAAGGTTCCGGTTCCGGCAGGAGTGGAGCTAACAAATACCAGCTACTGGGTGGTGGTGTTTAACTATCAGGACATCTATAATAAGATCATGGACGGCGTCGCATTTAATGACAGAGATCAGGACTATGCGACAAAAGATTTACTTGTCAATGATCTTGTATGGTATGCTGGGGATCTGTATCGGGTGACGCGGGCGATTCCGGTAGGATCGAAGTATATTCCGGGGACTAATCTAATTAAGACATCAATCGAGTCTATGCTTGCACGTTACTATGGCAGAGATCGGACAGCGCAGATCAGCAATGATACAGTCAACGTGTCGGGTGATTATACGCTTATTGCGGGGGATATCGCAGAGACCGCAAACAACATCACACTGCATAGCACTAAAGACATACTGTTCGACTCTGATGGAAAATTAACGGAGCAGATCGCAGGCAATCGCGAGATTGACGTAGATGGCAATGATTCTGTACACGTTGACGGGGTAACGTCTATCAACCGTGGGGGATCCGTGACGGAGGTGTATGGCAGCTCTGTCGATAAGAGAGTGACTGGGGCATCAACAGAAAAATACGAAGACACTGTGACAAGGACGATGCAGGGTAAAACTATAATTAATGGTAAAGATGTAGAAATTACGGCAGATGTTATTGTAACACCGTTAACAAGCCGTGGGGTACCATTCGTACTTAAAGGTGCTTATAAATCTGTATATGATTTTGGAGCAGTTGGAGATGGTGTCACTGATGATACAGCCGCAATTCAGGAAGCTATAAATCACGGCGGTTGTATTGTGTTCCCGTATGGCTCTTTTGTAATTACAAATACTATTAAACTTAACTCAAATTTAACACTGCTAGGTTACGGATGCCAGTTGATACAAAAAGCAAGCTCACATATGTTTTTAGCATGGAGTAATAATATCACCGATGTTTTTAAAAACATAACGATAGCGGGTTTTGACATTCGCGCAAACGCCAACACTGGTATTATTATTGGTATCGGTCAATCTGATTCTGTCAGCGCATTAAATTCTGACAATATCAATCTTTTAGACTTAACCATACACGACACACCATCAAGACCGATTGATATCTTATATGGATCAGCCGAAACATTCAGAAAACATCCTATTGGTCATGTTACTATTAAAAATTGTAACATTTTTAACATCGGTGCCATTGGTATCACTTGCTCTGGAGCTTCAGTAACAATCGATAACTGTCAAATAACAAACACAGCATTGGAGTCGATAACTGTAGATAACGGTTGCCAAAATGTCATTATCACAAATTCCATCCTAAAAAACGCAAAAGATGGATACGGCACGATAGGCAGCGGTATTGAAGCGGATAATGTCACAATCAGTAACAATATTATTTATTGTAGCGATACATTGCCAGGGGTTTCGATTGGTGGGGGGTCCGGAGATTATTTAGGATGTATTATCACATCAAATTTATTTATTGGAGGGGGCTATGCATTACACGCCGAACCCGGAACTAACTTGTCAGTAACTATATGCGGCAATCATTTTTTAAATCAAACTAAGGGGACTATTGATATAAACGGATCTCCGGCAGGATGTTATATCACTTTTACTGGTAACGAAATAACGCAACCAAAAAATGACAATCTTTTAAAAATGCTCAAATATGTAACAAATCACGACCTGCACTTTACGGTTGATTTAACGAGTTATTATAAGGACGGATTCGCGCCGACAGAAAACAGAAACACAGCATATATAGACGGTAACACCCTCATATGCAGTTTGTCATTCACTCCTAGCGCGCGAGCATCAGGAGACATTCCAATCACTTTACCGGACTTAAAAAATGTGCAAAACGTAGATAGTTACATCAATAACAATTTAACAATTATTTTACGTAGTAATGGAGATATACAATTCTATGGTACGGAATACACCACAGGCAGCGGACTTGTAACGCAAACAGTAGTATTTCCTTACAACTAATAACTTAACGCGTCACCATCCGTTCCGCAGCGTTGCATATTGTCTGACAATAACGCCTATTGTTCATATAATACACAATTTCATATCGGTTTGATCTTTAAGGCAAGTTATCTGTAACTTTACAGACAGCTTGCCTTATTTTCTGTTAATTTGTCCGTATAGCGCGCACAGTTTGGGGAATTTGTCCGCGAAAAGTGGGGAGCCTCTAGGTAATTT